GCCACAATTACGATTATTTAACACATTTAACAATATTAATTAACACTGTTAATATTGTTAAACTTTACTAATTTTGTTAACTTTTGCTGTCTATTATTGTTTCACGTGGAACAACCTGTTATTAATGTTTCACGTGAAACGTTTTTGTTAAAAAGATTAAAATTTTCAATTTAAGAACTATTAACAAAAATAATTTGGTGGTTTCGTGAAAAAGCTGTATCTTTGCAGCAGAAAATTAAAAGTTAAACATTTAAATTATAAAATTATGGCAAAGTACAATATTACAGTAAAGGCAAACAGTGATTCACATTGTAACGGTACACGTTTTACAAAAGATATTCCATTTCCATCTACTGTTATAAACGGTAATATGGACGATGTGGTAAACCATATTAACAAAATGCTAACAGGCATTTATAATATGAATCGAATCTCTATACAGGGTGTACGTTATCCTAAAACGATGTATGCTTACAAAAGCAACATAGCAGATATTTACGCTATTGGTTACGGTTTTGTAACTGTAACAAACATGTATAGCGGTGAGTACATCGAAACAGTACGATATGAGTTCACAGCCGAAAGAATAGGTTAATATTAACAGCCTGTAGGGTAACACCTACAGGCATAAATACATATAATATGAAACATAGTTATTTTAAAATCACTTTGAAACAGGTTAATAACGTTACCGTTTATATGGTTCGTTCTGACAAAGTAAGCGAGTTTTTCAACAACAAAATAGACTATCTTTCGGGAGATTGTTCTATCACTGTTAAAGGTAGATTCCCGACATACAAAGATAGCCGTAAATGGTTTGTAATTTCACCAACAGAAAAAGAAATATGAAAAAGATTAAATATTTTAGTTTGTCTGAGTTCTTAAACTCAGCAACCGCAAAGCGTCTGAGAATTGATAACACCCCATCTTTTGAGGTAGTGGATAACTTGAATAAGTTAGCCGATTATTTGGATAATATCCGTGAAAAGGTAGGTAAACCGATTCTGATTTCCAGCGGTTTTAGATGTCCTGTGTTAAATAAGGCTGTAGGTGGTGTTTCTAACAGTCAACATCAAAAAGGTTTAGCCGCTGACTTGATTTGTGCAGATATGGAGAAACTTCTGTCTGTCATTCGTGAAACAGGTGGTTTTGATCAATTAATTAAAGAACATCGTAATGGTTCTAAATCGTATTGGTTGCACGTTTCAGTTTGCCCCCGAAACGGTAAACCACGTCAACAGATTATTATGAACTTAGAAAAGAAATAGTTATGCAAAAAGGTTTTAAGGTTTTACAGGATTCTATTTCAGTTTCCATTGATAATTTAAAGTTTGTAGCAGAAAATACTACAGGTAATAACGGTTTATTGCTTAACTCTGTAATCGATACGCTACAGGCACAGCAGAAAGTAGTTGAATATCTTTCTAACTGTTTAGATACAGAAATTGGTATCAAAAACAGGTGTTTCGATTTCCTTTGTAAGAAAGGTTTGATTAACGAATTTTACAGCAAATAAGAAAAAGGGGCGGCATTATTACCGTCCCTTTTCTTTTATAGATAAACACCGTTTTCAAGTTCTGAAATAATGGTGTTATACTCATCTACCAATAAATTAACCGTGTTCAAATCTACGTTTTCAAACTGTGCATAGCCTGTTACGTCCCCGATTGTTACGGATTCCTGTGTATTGTTCACAGGCTTATTTATTGTAGTGTTCTGCGTGATAATAACATAAGGTTCTAAACCGTACAAAATTTGTTCGTCCCACTGCGTACCACCTACGATATTTAATTCTGTTGTACCTGTCTTGTAAATAACATCACGTGACAAAGAAAAACTTTCTAACTGAAATACAACACCATCACAGGACAAAAACGCAACCGCATCACCTGTTATAACGTTCACTTTGAAAGATAGGTTTACCGTTTTACCGATATACTTACTATCTACAGCAACAAAGCCACGGCACGGAATAAAAACCGAAATTTGTGCGTTATAGTCTTCCGAATCACCGTTCAAACCTGTTAACGTCACATCGCCAAAGTCTAGCAAAATAACGTCCTTTTCGGGTGTTTGTACCGTTATACCTGTGTTGTAGTTACCGCACCGCAAAGAATCTGTGCCCGATACAGGAACGTTTGTAAAAATGCGTTTGATACGGTTTACAAAGATTCCCAAATTTACCTCCTCATAGATTCCCTGTGTATCGTCTTTTATCTCAAAGAAACGCTGTTTAGAAAATGCGTCCAAATTGTCAAGCGTCACGCAATAAACGTTTATAGCCCCGTAATTTCTTCCAACAGGTGTTATTATACTAGCCACCGCTTTAACGCTTATAGACACACAGTAATCGGGCACAGGGAACGAAATTACACCACCTGCAACACTTATGGTAATATCTTTCGTACCATCATTCCAAATAAGATTGCACGAATCTAAATTGTAATTTGCAAGCGGTGTGACAGTCAAATTTAACGTGCTACCTGTCTTAACTGTCTGTGGCTGTGGTGAAACGGTGCAATTTGTCAACGCATAAGTAACAGGAACGTCTTTCTGTGGTGTTTCGGGTGTGAACGTACCTGTAATAGTTACGGTTTCGTTTGTGGCAATAGGCACACTAAATGTTGCTATTTTGCCGTTAACGTTCATATTTCCTGTTGTTTCCGTTCCACTTTTGTTTCTGTATGAAACTACAGGAATAACTGAAAAACTACCATCTGTGTTTCCTGTCAACGTAATATCGAAATTTTCACCGTTTTGTGTATATGTCGCTGTTGTTCCCGAAACGTGGTTTGTTATTGTTAACTCTTTCGGTTTCGGTGTGAACGTTCCGTTAATTGTTACCTCTTTATTCGTCTTCACAGGTACACTAAATGTTGCTACTTTACCGTTAACGTTCATTTTTCCGCGTGACGATTCATTGTACTTACTCCTATAAGTAATTACAGGTATAACCGTAAAAGTTCCCTCTGTGTCACCTGTCAACGTAATATCGAAATTTTCGTCATTTTGCACCGAAACGGCATTTGTTCCCGAAATGTTGTTTTTAATCGTCAACGTTTTAACTGTAGGTTCACCACCACGTGCGTTTAAGTAGCATTCCATTTCGCCTGTATTGGCTGTACCAAACATTAAACGCTTTGAAAAGTATTTGCCATCTGAGGAAATACCATCAATACTACCATTAATAACTTTTGCGTCATCACTACTAGGAACACTTGACACGTTAAAATTAGATATTTTTATCGTTCCATCTTTTAAACGTGAAATGTAGTTGTAATCACCATCATTAGGAAAAAAATAACAACCGTCCACCGCTTTTCCGCAAAAGTGGATACTATTACCATCCGTGTCGTAATTTGTACTACTCGCTGCTGTAGTAGTACAGTTTGTTAAGTGATAATTAATTTTATAACTTGCCATTACTTATTACCTTTTATAGTTACCATAACAATACTACCTGTTTCGTTTAATAGTTCCTTATTAGGAAAATCTAACTTTCTAACATTCGGGCGAACGTCCACCACGTTTGCACGGTTTGAAAGATATTTGTTAACGTTTTCACCCTGTGTCAACGTTCCACTGCTAGCAAGTATTTTATCTTTGTAGGTGAAAAGTACATCAACCTTTAAACGTACCGTACATAAATCTCCGTCCTGTGTCAATTCCTTAACAAAGTAGTAACGGTTTAAACTTTCTATATAAACGTAATTAAAAGTTACAGGTGTGCGAGTTCTAAATCTTACTACAGGTGTTAAGACGTTGAAACTAGCATTTAGCAATCCCGTGTACTCGCTGTTTGCCTGTAGGGTTTTGTTTACTTCGTTTGGTTTACCGTCAAAATTGAAAGTTTTAATTTTAATCATACCTTTAAAGTTTAAAAGGGTGTTTCCTGTGCTATCAACTACAGGAAAACACCCTAAACAGTTAAACAACCCAAATTAGGCAATAAAGAACACTACAAAGTTCTCATTTGTGTCGTTGAAATAACCGGCATCAAATTTGTAGTAGTTATTGAAAAACTCAGCCTTTGCGTTATAGTTTGTTGTTACTCGCTTATCCAAGTTAGTAACACCGAGAGCGTCACGGTCAAACATAACACCGAGTACACCACTTACGGAAACGGTTGCACCACTAGCCGATTTTACATCAATCTTTGAAACGTGTGCAAAGGCATAGTCTTTGCCTGTAGCTTGCCAACTTGCCACGGTCTCAGCCTTTGGTAACAGAACGTTCTCATCGTGGAACGTATCGGCATACAAATAAGTTTTTGCAGCGGCTGCAAAATCTGACAAAAGAACTGTGTGCAAAACGTCCTTTGGTGTGAAACGTTCCTTACCGCCCACGTTAAACAGGGTTGAAATGGTCTGCAAGCGGTCTGAGTACAAGCCCATTGTATATGCTGCAAAACGGATAAAATCGGGTGTGGTAATTGCTGCATCTGCTGTAATCTTTGCCCCTGTCTTATCATTGTATAGTTTCAACAGGTTTACACATCTGACAGTACTGGCAGAACTGTAGTCCACGGTTTCGTGAGTAGAAGGAACAAAGCCAAATGCTGCTTTATCTGCGTCCAAAGTTTCTGCAATCATATTGTTAATGGTACGCATAACCAAGGCATCTGTCTTAATCGTCATTGATTTTTCAACAGCGTTATAAATCATAGACAGAAAGCCGTTCAACTGTGCTGCACTGCTGAAAGATTCCTTTACCTGTCTTTCTGTGATAGACACAGGAACTTCGAAAGTTACCTTTGAGTTAAAGAACTTAGCAGAAACGGTTGGTTTGTGGAAAACGTCCTGTTTGTACTCTTTACCGTCTGTAAGATTCCACGTGTCGTTTTCCTCAGCCTGTGGAACGTCTGCGGAAATCTTTTCTAAAACGCTACCGAATTCCCAGGCATCCATAAGGACAGATGGAACTTTACCACTGTAAGGACGGTTTACGAAAACCACCTTACCAATATGGTTTACAAGTGACTTTACGTAATTGTCAACGGCATTTTGATTAAAAATCTCATTGCCCAAATCAACGATGCCTGTGAGGTCTTCGTGTACCAAATCGGTTTTACCCAAAACCTCAGATGAAACGCTGTTAATAAGCGTATAAATTTTATTTACTTCCATTTTATATAAAATTTAAGAATTAATAAATATCTAAACTAATTTCTTTTGCAATCTCTGTTACCACCTGTGTTTTAAAGTTGGTTTTTCTAAGATTCATTTCTTTTTGAATAATTTCACTAGTAGGAACGCTAGACGGAACACCGTTCTTAACACTTGTCTTCGTGCGTGTCTCTTGTCTGTTCCCTGTGGAATCTCTTTGCTGTTTCGTGTCATTGCCGAAATCTCCGTTATTAAACGTTACACTTGAATCGATAGTGTTATTATTTCCTGTTTCGTCAACGGTGTTACTTTCGGTAACGGTTTCCTTTGATGTCACAGGGTTTAACACATCATATTCGTTATTAAACACTTGAATCTGTTTTTGCCATTCGTCAAACTTAACTGTAATGATACCTTTAATAATATCGGTTGCAGTTTCGTTTGTGATATCGTCAACTAGTTCCCTATTTCCATATTTGAAACGCAAATCAATATCGATTAAGTTTGGTTTGTCTTCCCCGAAAATTGATTTGTACAAAACAGGAAAATTAGGCTCAAAAATGGTTTCAAACAAACCGTTATCCACCGTGAAAAATTCTTTAATTTTCATCTTTGTTTTCCTTTTCCTCTTCTGTTTCTTCTGTTTCTTCTGTTTCCGTTTCCGTTTCTTCTGTTTCTTCTGTTTCTTCTGTTTCCGTTTCCGTTTCTTCTGTTTCTTCTGTTTCTTCTGTTTCCGTTTCCGTTTCTTCTGTTTCTTGCGTTTCTTCCGTTTCCTCTGTTTCCTCATTTTCGTTTTCGGTTACAGGGTCAACGTCTTCTGTTTCGGTGTGTGCGTGTCCCTCTTCTGTGGCTTTGAGTAACGACAAATAGTTTTCGTGCTCAATCTTCCAACTAGACCCCAAAGTAACGGTAATGTCTGTATTGAACATTTCGTTAACTCGCTTAACACCATCAACACGTTCTGTTAGCATTGAATCAACATAAGGCATTAACGCATCGATATTCATTGATACCTCTTGCGTGTTCAAACGCTCACGTTTCATATTATAGTTTGCGTTCAAACCCAAATCGTTAAACAGGCTAGCTTTGTAGTACTGCAACAGTTCTATAAGCTGTGTTATCTGTTGGTTACTCTGTGTCGGTGGGGTTTGCATATTAACACCTTTGAAAAAGGCATTTTCACCGATAACTGAGAAATCACCGTCCAAAATCTTTTTCAAGAAAGATTCTGCGCTTTGTTTCGTCTTATCATCACTAGCTGATATAAGCATAGTGATTCTAGTTAAAACGCTAGTCATATTTAAAGTTATAACTGCGTCTGTGTAAAGTACACCATATTTCCCGATAACAGGTAGAATTGAATCTGCAAACGGTGTGTTATTGATAACGACAATATCGGAATCAATTTTGTATGTTTTATCCAACTTTAACCACGGATTTGCAACAATAAAATCTTTTCCCCTGTAATACGCATCACATTCGCCACCCCTGTTTCCCTGTAGGGCATACAGTTCACCGTTAACTTTTGCGATTCCTACATTTCCACTAGTTTGCAGAATCTTTTCAAGTTCTACCTGTGGAATCGAATCGGGCAAACCTGTGTACTCAAACATCTTTGAGGTCATACAAAGAACACGCTGAAAGAACGTATCTAAGGCTGTATCTTTGTCTTTAACCTGTGTTTGATACAAGTTATAAAGATTCTCTTTTTTCATTACTTTACAAGTGTTTTAATTAACGTACAAAGTTCAGTTAACACTTTCGTGTTACTTTGTACTGTTTCATTTAACTTGTCGGTTTCGTTCTGATGTCTTTCGTTTTGCTTTTCCATATAAAAGAAAAGGGCGATACATACAGCTACAGGGAAACCAACATTACTAATTAACGATACTATTTCGTTTACTTCCATATAGCAAATTTTAACTTTGTTATTTAATGGTGCAAAGATAAACAAAATATCTGAAAATACCAAATAAAAACAGGGAAAATGTTTCACGTGAAACACTTTTTACCCTGTTTTAACAGATATTAAGTTATAATGTTACTTCTACTACTAGCCATTAAGTAGTTACGCACAATTTCACCGATTTCGTTATTCTGATAAAATACCTTATCAGTGGCGAAATACTTTGTTATCTGAGACTCCACGTAACTAGCTGTTGACAGTAGCTTACGTCTGTAGTTTGGTTTTCCATTCATACAAAGGGAATAAATCAAACTGTTCTCTGTATCCTTAATCGGTGTTGTTTTATTGTGGATATACATAAAGTTATTAACACCGTCTGGGGATTCCACCTGTATAATATTACCCTGTAATGTCATTTCGTTAAACTGTATGTAGAAAACGAAAAGCACATCTTTCGGGGTATATTTCACAGGTAGATGGGGATAAACAGCAAGTTCCCATTTTCCGCCCGTAATCATTTGCAAGTTTTGATTATCGAAACAGAAATATTTGTTACTCGCTTTTTGCTTAACAATAGTACTGCAATATTCTACTGCCACGGTTGCACCGTGTTCACCGAATTTATAAATATCTATTGTGCCCTGTTCCATCACTCGCACCTGTTTCAGTCCCATTTCTGTAAAATATGGGCAAAACTGGTTCACGGTGTTACCCAACATAAACACTTTAACATCGTTTCGCTGTCTGATAATAGTACTTAACAGGTTCATATACAGCATAAACTCATCGGGCAAATAATAACGTCTAGTCAAAAACTCATCGAAAACTATAGTAGTTATATTCGGGTAACTACTGCTTTTTTCGTGTTCCTGTTCTGACAGACAAAAACCGAAACAGAACGGCACGTTATCGGGTACACGTTTTTTATTTTCTGGGTCATAGCTTGAAAGAAACCATTTGCCCGAAACATAAAACACCTCATTAAATTTGCCGTTTGTGAGTTCTTCGATAACACCGTTTGAAACGTGGTTTGCAAACAAACTTTCGGCACGTTTGCCCCTTAAATCCTCTCGCCATCTACGAATATACGCCATTTGTTTTCCTGTGCGCAAATATTCTTTGATACCGTACAATAAGGTAGCATAAGTTTTGCCGTTTGAACGTTCACCAAAGATAACGTTATAATCTGCGTTCTTTGCTAAGATTCTAGACAAAGAATAAAATTTCGGTGTTTCCACCTTTTCTTTCTTCTGTTTCATATTATTCTTTCTTTAATCTGATTCCCATTAAATAATTTATATAAAGTACTGACAAACTCAAAGTGTACCCTGTAGGTTCTAGATGTACCCCTGTCTTTGTGTCATAAGTTGAAACTGTCCCCAAATAATCGGTGATAGTTCCACTTTGTTCGTAATCTACATAGGTGTGTATATTCTTACCTGTTGCAGATGGAGGTATGTCTAGATAGTTTGTGAATGCGTCAAAGATTCCGTTTTCCCCGAATGTTTCAAGCATATAGGGTATAGCAGATTTCTTGTTAACACCCGATACCGTCAAACTGTAATCGTAATCTTTTCCGTTTACCGTTAACGCTCCTTTTTCCTCTACCATATAGCGTTTTGCGCCCAAAGTTTTAAACCGTCTGTATTGTCCCTCATAGTCCCAAACACCCAAAGGTTTTGCTATTCCCTTAATAGTGACAGGCTCAACTTTTTCAAATGGTATTTTGTGGAACTTACAGGCGGCACGCAATTTTTGTTGTGCCAAATCGTTATAGGCTTTGAAATACTCTTTATGGTTTTCACCATTTTTGATTTTAACGCTGTCTGTATCACTGTAAATGTAATCGTCCCCGCATTCTGCTATACCTGTAAACAGGTTTCTGCGTGCATACGCTGTTACATAGATTCCCCACGGATAGAAAAGAAAACGGTTTTTGCTGTCATTGTATTTATTCAACACCTCCAAGCGTTTTTCGCCTGTCAAGTGTTCAACGTCCCACGTTTCACCATCACATACGATTTCATCACGCAAAGGATTTGTAACACTCATACCGTAACAGCTGTTTAGCATTTCTTTGCTATTTAAATACTCTACTTCTTTGCCCTTTACACCTTTTAGTTTCGTTTTCATTTCATACAGGTGCAAAATAGATTTTATAAACTCCGTGGGCAAATATTCTTTTCTGTAACAAATCATTTTGCCTATTCTCACAGATTCCCATATATAGAACTGTGAAAACACTTTGTAATCTATTTCCGTGATAGTCATACAGATTTTACTAGCACAAACCAAACGACCGTTATTTTCTGAAACGTTTCCTTTTACGAAACACTTACTAACAGATATTGGGTTTTCATTATCCGACTTTGCAAAGATGTTGGTAAATTCCACGTCAAAGACACAACAATATTTTGAGGTCATAAACTCAAATTGTTTCATAGACTTAACATGAACAAATACACCTGTACTCATAGGAAATTTCTCGCTTACCATCACATAGGGGTAACTACTAGTAAAATCGTAACTATCTACGTTTTCTATCACCTCATCTGTATATTTTGCGTTTGCGTGCGTGAAACCACCAGAAAAAGCCCTTTGCAGCATTTCAAACTCTTCCATACCTGTTATATTTAAGTTATGGATTTTATCCAAATACTTAAAATTCTGTACGGTTTTACCTGTTTCGGGGTCTGTTGTCTTGAAACACACAGAACGGCAATATTTACGCACAAAGCCTGTCTTTGTTATCGGCAAATGGGTAATGTTTTTGTATTGTTCGATTAATTCCTGTATATAGCACATAACTACTTTAATATCGTTCAAACAATAACCCATTTCTTTTTGTGTTAACGGTGTTTTGCTGTGACGTAACAGGTTGTAATCTAAATCACCCACCAACTTTTCACATTTATATTTGTGTAATTGTTCACCGAGTTTTGCAAGTGAATAACCCGACAGCAAATAACTACATCTAAACTCTATTCCGTTTTCTGTGATTCCGTAAATAGGTTTTCTAAGGTCTATTGAAAAAACCTTTGCCCATTGTAATAACTCTCTAAAAAATTGGAACTCATAAGCCAAATTGTGAACGTATATAATAATACGTTTCTTTTCAGACAGGTTTAAAACGTCTGATATAGTTTCTAGCATAGTTATAAATTCGTCCCACGTGCGCCCGATAATACAGTAACCATTGATACCAAATTGCCAAACGTACATTAAGCTACATTTTTCCATTTTGGTTTGCTTACCGCCTAATTTTATGTAACGGTCATAGGTATATGTTTCACCGTCGGCATCACGGTAAAAAGATGTAGTTTCTATATCGAAAGACACAGGAACGTTTAAGAACTTTTCGCCCTTATTGTTTCCTGTAAAATTCTTATCGTTCACAGCCAAAGCCAAAACTTTTTGTATATCTTTCGGGGTGAACGTTTCTGTATGTAGTGCAAAAGGAATCTTTTTCATTATAAACCAAATTTTTTAAATTCGTCTAATATACGCTTTAACGGTTCATCTGTGTTATAGGAATCTACATCATTTATAAATGCTTCTGCGTTTGGGTCATTGCCGATTTGCTCTAAGGCATCATCTAAGGCATTTTCAATCTTTACCGCATCATCTTCGATTTGGTCTGAAACGTCTTTGGATTCTTGTTCTAGTTCGCCTGTAAAGTCTTTATATTGCATTAAGTATTGTTCCAAAAAACGCTCATCTGAAACACTCGCAATTTTGCCCATTAACTTATCTTGCATAAGGGCAAAACTTTTATCGTCCAAATCATAGGCTTTTTTCAAGTGTTCACCATATTCTCTTGTACCTGTGGCTGTAGATGTAGGCTGACGTAAAAAAGAAACCGCTTTTGAATACTCAATCTTTAAATCTTCCCAACTGTGACGCATAGAGAATTTAGTGAAACCTGTTATATTGCCTTTGTTAAGGGCAACAACAGCAGGCGAAATGATACCCGATTTCTCAACGTTTTGTATGCGTCTGTTTGCCTGTTGAAATACACGTGCAATCTCTTTACGCAAATAGCCACGTGATTCTACAGCAGTTAATATTTGCTTATCTAATTGCACTTTGCTAGTAAGTGCAAACGTTTTGTTTGTAAACCCTATAGGATTCTGTTTTGCCATTTTAAGAAAGATTTAAATTAAACAAAGACAGGGACGAACAAAATTTAATTCGCCCGCCCCTGTGAAACCAACCTTTACACTAACAACTTCTACTTATCCACGAATGTAATACCGTAGCACTTTTTAGCGTGTGATTCATATTCGTAGATAGTATAACCTACCTTATTAGCTTTGATAGCGTCAACCGCATCACTGTTTGCGAGAATCTCTCGCACCGTGTCACCTGTGAACTGTGGTAAGTTTACCAAACGCTTGTTTTCAGCGTCAATAATTACAGGTGAATCGCCCAACTGTGATTTGTGAACGTACATACCGTTAATCGGGTGTACTACATCACAGCCACCGTCTTTCTCGCTGTTGTAGATGTCGGTCAACTTAACAAATGGAAAATCGGTCGTATCAATACCGAAACTAGTCTTATTAAAAGTACTAGCAAAACTAAAACCTTTTGGCATAACTTTATAAATTATTTAACTTTAAACTTCGTGTTACCTGTGGTGTGAACTTACTTAACTTCGTTCATACCGTTTGCGGCTGCAAACTCATTAAGCCATTTCTTAAAGCGGTTCAACTTAATAACCGCCTTATCGTCTTTGGCTACTTCGTTACTAGTCATCAAAGCGTTTACACTTGTAATACAGTTGAAAACTGTCTCATTAAAATTTTCGTTCATAATTACCTAATTTAAAATGTTAAACTTATATGTTTCTTAAACACGGTGCAAAGATACGGCATTTTTGCAAAACCACCAAATTTTTTCTGTTAAGAAATCTTAAAGAATAAAATTAATATCTGTTAACACTTCGTTTCACGTGAAACATTAATAACAGGTTGTTCCACGTGAAACAATAATAGACAGCAAAAGTTAACAAAATTAGTAAAGTTTAACAATATTAACAGTGTTAATTAATATTGTTAAATGTGTTAAATAATCGTAATTGTGGC